ATACACCATATCTAGATTTTGCAAAACCATTATTTGATGTATTAGCTGCTGACGAAACAAGAACAGAAGATTTAGGTATAGCAAAACTTAGACAGTTTTTAGCAGGTGGTGTATTTGGCGAAGTTTTAGGTTATGGAGGTTCTAAGGTTGCACAAAAACTTGTATTAGAACCTATCGGTTATGGAGCAAAAGCAACAGGTAATGGTGCTTTATTTTTAGCAGATCAAGGTAGTCAGGTTATAAGAAGAACTATGGATGAATTTATGCCACCTACTATTTTAAGTAAGGAGCAGATAAGAAGTAGAACTATACAACTATTAAAAGATATAAAGGCAAATCCGAAACGTTTAGAATTTTTTAAAAAACAAATTGATATTCTTAATAATGCAAATGTTACTGAAACTGCTGGTTTTGTACCAAAAGAAATGGCAGATGAAATTACAGAACTAGATAGAGTTGCAAGAAGAGTAGAAGATTTAATTGCTAGAGGTGATCTTGTATATGCTGAAGGTGCATTAGATTTTGAACCTGATGCTGATTCAATGGAATATTTTACACAAAAAATATTTCAAGAACTTAGCGAAGGTACATTAAATAACCAGCGTTTAGATGATTTATTAAGACAACAACCTTTGCTTACATTTAAACAAAGTAAAGACCAGGCATTTACAAGAGTATCAGAAAGATTAGAAGGACTACGTAGTTATAGAGGTATAGAACGTACAGAAAGGTATCTTAATAATTTAGCTAGAGATAGAGTTATAGGTTTAGAAGAAGTAGATGAAATAAGAGATTTTCTTAATTTTATTGGTAGAGAAGCATTTGACGATATTGTATTAGAACAAGATGCAACTCTAAGTCAAGCAACTTTAGGTAATTATAATTTTAATAAGTCTCTTATAAAACTAAGAAATACAACTATTAAAGAAGGTCGTATGAGTGAAGTGCTTATACATGAGTTGTGGCATAGTCTTAGTAGAAACCTACCAGATAAACAATTACGAAAACTTACAGGAGAGTTTGCTAGAGCTAGAAACAAGTTTTTACAAGATCATGAAGCTGCAAAAAAAGCATTTATAGAAAAAACAAGTATTCAAGAAATGCAACTTATAAAAAACCTAGAAGCATTTAATCAGCCAGGAAGAATAACAAGTCCAGTAAAAGTTACAAAAGAAAATTTTAATAGACTTGCATCTAAGTATTACGACAAAGAATTTAAATTTGTAGGTGATAGTTATCAGTTTTTAAATATTGACGAATATTTTGCAGTTAATATGACAAAAATGTTTGAAGATTATGTATTGGAACTAGAAACATTAGCACCAAGAGGAACATTTAAATATGTCACACAAATAGTTGCAGAAATGTTTAGAGATACATTAGCAAGTATTAGGTCTGTACTTGGATTAGAGCAAACAAAAAATATATTTAATATGTATAAAAGAAGAATGTTTAAGCAAAGACTCAGTAACTATCCATTAGAGTTTCGTAATTTAAATAAAATGCCAACAGAGTTAGAAGCAACTCTTAATGCAAAAATGCCAGGTGACAAAGGTTTTAAACGACAAAGAATAAAAGCTAGATTTAATCGTAATTTATATGGTGATGGTCAAGAAATAACAATAGCTGAAAGAGTTGCAGATAATTTATTAGATCTAGATCCTAAAGCACCTTTTAGGATGACTCATGCAGAGACTATAGGTTATGCACATGGCGAGCTACCAGAACACGTATATAAGGATATAGTTGCTGCTGCTGGTGCTATGAATACAGGCAACCCAACAAAACGTTTAAGAGTTAAATTATTAAGAGCCTTAAATTTACAAAAAGAGATTATAGGTAATATGAAAACAAATATACATGAGTTAGAAAAATATGCACTTACAGGATCACAGATACCACAAGAGATTATAGATGAAGTTGCACTAGATTCTTATCGTTGGATAAAATTTAATACACCTACAAAAAAAGTTGTAAGTGAAGTTGCAGGTACATTAGACGCAATAAAATTAGTAGGTAAAGAACCACCAGAAGGTGCTATATCTACAAAGCTAGGAAGAAGAAAGAAAGATACGCTACCTAAAGGCAATATTAAAAATCAAGTTGCAGGTACACTAAAAAGAATAGAAGAAGAAGAGTTATTACCAAAACCAGAAGAGATAGCAAAAGCTATTAGTGATATGCAAAATAGTGGTGATATAGAAGGCATACTGACATATGCAAGAAGGATGATGATACTTGCAGATGATCCTAAACAAGCTGGCCGATTTATAGCAAAAGCACCCTTAACACAAGCATTATTTAAAACTGGCAGTATTGCTAACGAATTGTTTATTAATAGTATTTTATCTGCACCAGAAACACAGATAGTAAACACAATAGGTTCTTTATTTAACGTTGCTCTTGCACCTGTAGATTTATTTTTAGGTAGTGGCATAGCTGATGCTGCATTAAAAGGTAGAGCAATAAAAGAGTTTACTGCAATGTTTTCTACCTTAGAACAAAGTTTTATAATGGCAGGTAAGGCACTTAGAGGTGGAGAAAGTATTATTGATCCACATCATATGTTAGGTGTACAAGATGGTATGAGAGGTAGAAATAGATATGCAATGCGGTTTGACAATGAAATGAATAATCCTTTTATTGCAAGTATAAATTTGCTTGGTAGTGTTGCAAGATTACCTTCTAGATTTCTTATAGCAGGTGACGAGCTTATAAAAAACGTTGCATTTAGAAGTCATGTAACAGGTGAATTTTATGAGCAAGCCTACAGGCAAGGCTTAAAAGGTGATGCTATGAAGAAATACATACAAGAAAAAACAAGTAGAGTATTTGATATTGTTGAAAAACATAAATTTAGTGCAGACAAAAAGAACAAAGATATTTTAGAAGCATATTTACGAGGTATAGATTTTGCACAGGACAAAACATTTACATCACAAATAGGTGGTAGTGGTATTACAGGTCTTGGTGGAGGTAAGTTTACAAATGATGTTGCAACAATAATGAAGCATCCAGTAATGAAACCTATAGCACCTTTTGTTACTACACCAGTAAATATAGGTAAAAGTGTTATTAGAAGAGCAGGTGTATCAATACCAGGTCAACCAAAAATGAACGCTACTTTAGGAAGAATATTAGCTGAACATAATGACAGATTATTTAGTCCAGACATGGCTACAAGAATGAGAGCTAACGGAGAAAGTATTACAGGTGGTTTATTAATAGGGTCGTTTGTAACATTAGCTATAGCAGCAGATAATCCAGAAGCACCTATAGCATTAGTTGGAGGTGGTACAACATTTAATCCTGAGAAGCGTAGGCAAACACAATTTGGATTTAGAGAATTACCATATAGCTTTAGATTTTTAAAGAAAACAAACGGTATGTTTGGTGAGGTAGTAAGAAACGAAGATGGTAGTCCACAATATGTATATATAGATTTTATTTCTAGATTAGAACCTATAGCATCATTGCTTATGCTTGCTTCTGACTTTGCAAATGTAAGTAAGTTTCAAGGTGAAGAAGATGATAGAAACTTAGCAGCTACATTACGTGTATTAGTAGGAAATAATTTAAGCAATAAATACTTTATACAAAGTGTAGGTAATTTATTTGAGTTAATGAATAATCCTACAAGGTTAGAGTCTTGGTTAAGACAACCAGCTAACTACATTGCAGCTATAGGTGCATATCCTATAGGTCTTAAAAAGAGTTTACGTAGGGCTAGAGGTGAAGATTGGACATCTACATTAGGTCAAGTATATGAAAACGGTAAATTTATTGGCAAAGGTATGGGTATAGAAAAAGGTGAATTAGATCCACAAGAAATTAGTAAAGTAGATGCTGGTAATTATGAAGAAGATTTTATGATGGGTTTATTTCCAGGTAACGATCTAGGTAGTTTAAAAACAAAACGCAAACCATTTTTGATGAACTCATTAGATATTTTAGGCACTATGGTTATGCACACTATTAATAATGATTTAGCACCAAGACTAAATCCATTATCAGGTAAACCATATGAAAACTTTGGAACAATACCTTTTGTAGGTGGTATTAGATATAGTCAAAGTAGTAAAGATCCTAATGAAATACTACTTAAAAAATATGATCTTAAATTAGTACCTGTATCAGATATTCTTAGTGAGAATAGCAGTATGGTTGTTAGTAATGTAAACCTAAAATCTAAAGAATTACATACACTAGAAAATCTTACATCAAGTATAAAAATAGATACACCTTATGGAAATAATTTACAATTTAGCCAGGCATTATATAAGTTGCAACAGACTACAGAATTTAAGACATTTATGAAAAACTTTAATACACCACAAGATGATAGATTTCCTGATAACGAGTCATATGTAGAGTTTCAGAATCAACAAAGAAGATATATGAACAATATGATAAATCAACTTTATAGAGCTTACAAAGAGCAAGCTGTAAATGTTTTAATAGACAGAAAGAATGGACTTTTATCAAATGACTTTTATGATAGGGTTGAAGCTGGTACTAATCGTGAACGCTTACGTATTATGAACGAGCAATCAACAAACGCTAGTGTACAAAACGTTAGCGGATTAGAAGATTTACTTAGGACTGTCTAATGGCTACTAACACTACAGCTACAGCTACAAATCATACAGGAAACGGAAGTACAAATAGTTTTGCAATATCTTTTTCGTTTTTAGCAAATAATGAAGTAGATGTAACAGTAGCAGGTGTATTAAAAACATTAGACACTCACTATACGATAAGCGGATCTACAGTTACTTTTACTTCTGGCAACACCCCTGCTAATGGTGCTGCCATTAAGTTTCAACGAGATACAAATATAAGTACAAAGAAAGTAGATTTTACAGATGGAAGCGTTTTAACAGAAACAGATCTCGATACAAATAGTGACCAGGTATTATTTGCACAACAAGAAATCACAGATAAATTAGGTGGTATTGAAGAAAATGCCACCGCAGATCAAACTAATGAAGAGATAAGAGCAGCAGTAGAAGCAGCAAGTGATAGTAATGTGTTTACTGACGCAGATCACAGCAAATTAAATGCGATAGAAGCTAACGCAACTCAAGATCAAACAATATCAGAAATCAAAAGTCTTATAGCAGGTAGTCCACTTGATGCTAGTCATCTTGCAGCAAACTCAGTAAATACAAGTGAAATTGCAGATGATTCAGTTACATATTCTAAACTACAAAACGTATCAGCTACAGACAGAGT